ACCAAGGCGAATACGATGGCAATGCCTGCGCCCATAGTAATAAAGTTGCTTGTTTTTTGTTCACTCATAATATTTCCTTTAAAGTTAAAAAATGAGACACCTGTTAACCCTGTGCCTCCCTGTGGGTCGTAAATCAGCTACCAGTGCCAGTTCCGGTGCCCGTTCCAGTTCCAGTACCTGTGGTGGTACCAGTTCCGGTTGTGGTGCCGGTGCCGGTGCCAGTCGTGGTGCCAGTGGTCGTACCTGTGGTAGTTCCAGTGGTTCCAGTTGTGGTCCCGGTGGTGGTCGTAGTGACCGTGGTGGCCGTAGTCGTAGCGACGATTGCCGTGTCAGCGGTTTCGTCAGCCTTCTCCTCGCCACAACCTGTGACCATAGAGAGTGCTGTGAGTGCTGCCACTCCAAAGACCGCGCCGTAGACGTGATCACGATTAATAAAACTGAACATTTTGTTATTTCCTTTATGCGTTCATTAGTTCATTGAAGGCCGAATCAACCGAGGTTGTCGTGCCCTTGCTGTCGTACTTGACAACATCTTCACCAGCGGAGTCTTCACCAGCCAACCACTCATCGAGCATTGTCTGAATCTCTGCTGGACTCTTGCGTGGGAACAGACCGTCAAAGTCTGGAATGCTTTCTAGAAGCTCCGCGCATTTGTCCGGACCACCGAGTGCGTCATCACACAAAGGTGACGATCGACGGCGGGGGGTCAAGGTAGTCTGCGGGAACTGTGCCCCTGCTGGCTTACCATACTTAAGAACAAGATCAGTTCCTGTTTCTACATCGGTAATGTCGCCGTATTCAGGGTTAAGAACAAGGTTCAAAAGTTCCTGATAGGCCATTTTACCGAAGCCCCAAATGCGGACGCCCTTCTCTTCCTCTCCACGGACCAATACTGGTGCGAAGAAGCGTTGACGAGCCATAAGGTTCTTCGCCATCTTGATAGAATCATCAGTTCCATCCTTGAACAACTGCCGAACAAAATCGTTCAGTGGGTCATCCGTTCCGAAGTTGCGCTTCGGTGAGAGGAAACCGGGGTTCTTACCCAAGTTATAGTGGAACCAATACTCCTTAAAGGGGTCGCCATCAGCAGTTGGAACGATACGAATGGTTTGTTCGCCGTCCTCTGGTCGCCAAAAAGCAGAATCCCTCTTTTCGCCTCGGTTCTCAAGTGCTGTTAGTTTAGCACGCATTTTGTTTAGATCAATAGCCATTTTCTTTTTCTCCTGTTTTAGTAAAGTTAGAACAGCAAATTTTCCGTTCTACTAGTTTTGTATATTTGGACTATAAGCAATGACATACCCATAGTCCGTCTCATAGTTGGTAGGAAAGACGCCAAATGAGACGTGGGATGTCTCATCATTTGTCTTGCCCTTCATCTGCGTTACGATGGTCTTGTGAAGAGATCCATCTTCGCGCAGTCTTCTTTCCCCAACACTATAAATATAGCACGTCTCACGGATGGTGTCAAGCGAAAAAAAGAACTTTTCTTCATCTTTTTCCATATCGTAGATTCCAACTGTGCAAATTCGTCGTGTCTCAGCAGGCTCACGGAGCGCGCCTAAAACGGGGGCTGAATTCTTAAAAACATTAATCATGTGAATTGTTGAAACAATCAATTCATTCAACTTATCAAAGTAACCCATAATCGGTACATCACCAAGGATGTTTTCCAACTGTGGGTTTGAAATAAGGTACATTCGGTTAATGGCGCCAGAGCGAGCATAATTTTGCAACACGTTGTATGTCACTTTTTCATGCATCTGGCGTTTGGCAGTTAGTAGACTTTCGTCTGGCTTGATGTAAAGCAAATCAATTTTGCACTTATCCTTGACTGTCTCCATAATACGGAGAGACATAGCAGAAATGCTTCCTGAGCCTCCAACAATAAGAAGAGTGTCTCCCTTAATGTTACGGAAGAAAGTTTTCATCGATGGTGCATTGGCCTCGTATTCTTCGGGACCAGACTGTTGTTTAACACCCAAGCAACCCTTACCCTCAACACCAACATCGATCTTGTAGATCTTGTATTGTGGGTACTCTGCCATCGCGTCTGCGATGTTACAGCCTGCTTGTCCTAAACCGATAATGTTCATAGATTTAACGTCCTTAGATCGCCGAAGTTCTTTCCTGCTTTGACATTTACGAGATATTCGCCAAGGTCAGTATCAGAGAACTCTTTGATCATTGTAGGAATAATATAACGCTCTTCGTCCACGATGTCAAGCACTATATTGTCGTGAATCGTAAATGCTATGAAAGACTTCATTCCTCGGAGCATTTCGTGGACTTTGATAACCTGACGGAGCACAAGATCTGCTGTTGTGCTCTGAATAATGTAGTTTAGAGCGTGTTTGCGGTCTGCTTCGATCTCTCGACCAAACATAGTCTTGACAACTTTGCCATCCCAGTACATTTCCCGCACCTTATCTCGGTCGTAATACTTGGAGAGGTATGGGTTAGTTTTATTCTCATCATACAACCACGAGAAGAACTTCTGCTTGCCCTCCTCGCGTGTGACACCCGCCTTAAATAGGTTACGCACATTCCAGTCGTGAATGTCTTCTAGGGGCACCTCAGAGCCTCCTAATGCCATAAGTGTTCGCACCTCAGCAGCATTGAAATCTAGCTCCACGAACCAGTCGTTAGTCGGTTTGACGATAGAGCGAAAATCTTTGTCCATTGTCATAACGGGGAACGAGTTCTTCTGGGTTGTTAGCCGACCTGTCTTCGTTCCGTTGATGTTATAGCGGCAATACGGGTCAATCTGGCTAAACTTCTTCATTGCCTTCCGAAACTTGGCCAGATGAGCCTGATTAGAGAGGGATGATACGTCAATGTTTAGCTTTTGGTGTCGTATGCGTGCCAGTACCTTGGTCAGATCGACCATAAAGTCATAGTTTTGCGGTTTTTCGTAGTTTTCAAAGACGTATTGCGTGATTTTGTTGCGGATTTCGCAGTATTCAAGCAAAAATGGCTTTGGAACAAGGTCAAAAAAACAATTCTCGTCCATGTTAACTTTTGCCAACACAAACGAGCGATAATAAGCCTTTAGTTTGTCCTCAATAGCGATCCAGTCGTCGATCAGGAAAGCTGGACAAGCGTCATTAAGACTCCGATTTCCGCAGAAAATACTGCCGTAGTCCACATCATCTTCTTCAAGATACTCGGCGTATTTCCACGTCCGATTGCATCCACTTGGGATCTCCTTGAAATAGAGGTTTCCATCTTTATACACTCCTACACATTCGCCCTTATCGTCGAGCGTCTGAAAATACATCTGTCCCCCACGGACCTACTAATTAGTATACTACAAAGTTTGATGCCTGAACACTTCGTTGCACCAGCTCTTTTACGTCACTTTCTGTCGCACCGGCTTCTTTGGCTAGCTTGATTCTGGTTATGTCGTAAAACAAGGATCCCTCAAAGTGCTCAACATTATCGAACTTACTGACAATATAATTCATTGCGGTAGCGTTGTCAACCGATTTCGACAAATCAACTGCATTTTTAATTATTTGGCTCAAGACATTTTCCTCATAGTCTAGGTTTGTCTCTAAGTTTCGAATCCTAGTGTAAGTTGGTAGCCAAGTGTCATTTCCATACTTTTCTTCCACCTCGGCTACTGTCGTGGTGGTGCGTTCAATCACTCGACTGGTGCCGCAACTGTTAAAAATAGTTCGTCCCGAGTATTCCGTTCCAGTTGCAACAGACTCTTTTACTGTTGATCTTGGCCTAAAGTTAGCAACAGCATTGTACATGTCAACCATCATTTTTACCATGATCGGAATGTCGTCTACATAAGTTTTGTTAAACACTGTAAACAAAATCGTGCCAGCGTTAGCACCAACGCCATAGTTATTTTCTATAAAAGGACGTAAGCGTGGAGAATTAAGATCAGCAACTAATCTCCACGGAATGTTCTTATCAATCATAAATCCGTACTGGTGGGCCAAATTTTTAAAATATTCAAAACTTTGCTGTCGATAAAAAAGATCTACTTTATCTCGGTCTTCAGCATAAGCGCCATCCCAAAGTTCTAACACTAAGCCACTAGCTCTTGGATGGACAAACTTTGTTAACAGATACATCGATCGAGTTATTGGAGCAGTGCGTGTTCTTAGTTTAACATAATTCATAAACACTGGCAAGAAAGTTTCGAAATCTCTTATCTTGTTAATCCTGTTTCTTTTCTTTACAAACGATAAAAAATCACTAATAAGGTCTGATAAGTAAAAATCATATTGTTGTATTGGGCTTGAATAGCCAAGTTTAACATTTAATTGTGATAAAATTGGTGCATCAGGGTTAATTTTGTTCGCTCTAAAATCTTTGTCAAACTTCTCTTTCATCGCTTCAAAAGCATCTGCAACAAAATCAAGTGCATAGACAAGTTGTGTGTTCCCTGTGGCGGTGCCACCATAAATAGGTTTCAAAAAATTGTCAGATGGATAAACAGGATTATACCTCGCATCAACACGTCCAGTAAGCAACCTTTCGTCTTGTGTAAAATCTTTAATCTGGCGGGTCTCTAAGACAGGCCCTTGGACTTTATTTAATAAACTCAAGACATAAGAACGATAAATGCTCCTTTCACGAAGCATTTGTCTTGATCCTAAGTTATTGCTGCCTAAAAACTCTGCCATGTTATAAGTAGTTCCCTTAAAAGTTGTTTAGTTTCCGCCCATGCTTGGAAGCGGTGGGGATGACATCACTGACGCGATGACGGGCAGTTTACCACCTGTAACCCACCTAGCCTTGACCGTAGTTTCATACTTACCTGATTCTATTACATTGGCCACTTCCGTTATAATGTGGTAACCGCCGAGGCCCATTAAGTTTGCCCAAGAGCGGTCAACAATATCACCAAAAGCATCTAATTGATACTCGTAAGGGTTTCCTGCACCAACAGACGATGGATTAAAATAAATTAATTGTCCGGGCCTAAATAAGGATGTCCCAGAAAATCCAAATGTCACGTCATACACATTAGCTATTTGATTAAAAATGTTATCGCCTTCGGCTGCAAATCTAGCCTCTGGTAAAAATTCTTGATCTGTTTTTTGGAATTGCACGTTTCTAAGAAGGCCTCGGTCAAGTCCAAACGCCGTGTGTATAATGCCTCGGTTTCTGTCACCTATTGGATCACCTCTAACTCCGGGTTGTAAAGTACCAGCTAGATTATCATCCTTAACATTTGATGAATAGATAACAAAATGAGTATGAGAATTAGATCTTTGTGTATTATCAAATCCGCACGTTGGATAGAAAGCAGGAGTATCGGGGGTGCATTTGCTTAGATCTATACTCTTATATTTATTTGTGCCAAAAGAGAATGCAGAGTCTCTAATTACTTTTGGACTTTCGATGATACCGGTGGCAGGCCTCAACTTAGATTCTATCAATCCACCAAAACACTCTGAGCCTAGAACATTTGTGAACATGTGTGACAATAAGTCGTCTAAGAAAGAGAAATAAGAATAATAAACTTTATCTTGTGACACAACTTGTTCTATCATGAAATTTGAGAAAGATTCGAGGGAGACTGGTATGTGTGCCAAATTATAAATTTTCGCAGCAGGGTCTACGGCACCATTAGATTGAATGTTAACATCTGCTGTTCCAATTATGGTTTTAAAATTTTCTAATAAATTTTTGTGTGTCTTTTGAGGATTTAATAATTTTTGTGTAGGAGGTACAACACGGATACGGTAACCTGTTCTTGTAGCTAAACGTTCGTACTCAGTAAAGATAGCATCACCTAAGACATCACCTGTGAGTGCGGCGATTAAATCTCCAAAAAAGAAATAATGAATGTCGATGTCTTTTTGTTGAACTCTGCTTTGTAATCTAGCTTGTAGTGACTCTTGTGCTTCGGATGCTGCTTCTGCTGTAGCTTGGGTGGGATCAGTATCCGGGTCACTAGTCTCCTCTTGAGAGATGGGTGGCACCTCTGCCAGCGCGTCAATAGTTTTCACAATACCAGATGTTAACTTCGTTGGGTCTAGTGGGTTTGGGAGTTGGCCGGCCCTAGAGTCTGTTTGCCACCTTGAAAAAGCCTTATAAGTTTCTCGATCTATAGAGTATTTGTGAATAAAACCCGAAGTTGCCAAAGTGCTTATTATCTTATTGTGAAACTTTCTTCTATTTTGTGCAAAAAATCTTCTTCTTCTAAATTCTAAATCTTTTATCTTACCCTCATCTCTAGAATCTTTTGGTTTTGATTTTTCTATCACTAGAGGTTGCTCAATATCTTTTTGAATTCTAGAAATTCTGGGGGTGCCGGCAGGATCTGGGTCCTCAAATTCAATGTCTGCGAAACCTCCTCCGGGTAAAAGAACATTAAATAACTTATCAGACATCAAAGAACCAAGCCTTCCCCTATAGGTTGCGCTAAGTTCAAATGTCCCATCTTGATTGATGTCAATAGAATGATCAGTCATAATCAATCTTAAATCTTGCTTTTGGCATGAAATTGCGTCTCTCAAGTCAGCAGACAATCCAGAGTTTGGTCCGGGGTCAGCGTAACCAACTTCCACCTTTATTTCATAACACTCAGGACTGTAAGCAGCCATGTGCCTCTGCGGCGTTTGTTTGTCGCGACAATTTGGCTGAACAATAAGATCAATGTACCTGTATTTAAGAGGTGTTGTGTCATTGGGATCATCTTCATTTTGGCCTTCTCGAAAGGCCACCAATTGACTAAAGTGTTGAAAGTGAAGCTTTAGATTGGCTTCAATATCTCTGGTGGCTGTATAGGGATCTGATCCCATAAAATTCCAACTGAATGATTTTATTCCGCATTCTACTCCTCTGGAGAATGTTTGATAACTTTTCCCTTGCGGACTCTTGATCGTTAGTTGATCAGTTATACCTGTGAGTCGGGTCCTGTTATCAAACTTAACTTCTACAGATTTATCAACACCAGAATTGTCCTTATTGCGATAAATCTTAAAAATTCTCATTTGTGGAATTAGATTGGCATATTCGGCAGAAGTAATGTTCACAAACTCGTCGTGACCCTTAATAGCCAGTAATCTGTTCATCGTTGAGCTACCATTAGTGCCTTCACCAACCAAAAAAATCCTTTGCGTTTTCTTAGGATAAGAATAATATCCATCCGTTCGGAGGCCACCCGCAGAACGTAGCGAGCCCCCAGATGCTGGTTTGTATAGGGGCGGGCGCGCGCGAAGGCGGGCGGATGAGCGGGCGGCGCCATTAGATAAAAGGTCCTTGTGTTGCTCACTAAACGCCTCTATGTTGTACACCAAAAAACATTGTAATGCAGTTAGGGCAACATCGGCTTGGTTTAAATCGCCTTCAGCCTCAGCTGCGGCGGATGCAGCAATCTCTGATGCTGCTTCAAAATCGCCATTTATAATTTGTGTAGTTCGTTCGTTGGTGGCTGAGAAGTCAGTTGGGCCAAATCCTGCTTCGATGTTTGGATCGGCGGTCGTTCGTCCGGTCGTAGGAACGTCAAACTTCCATTCGTCAACATTATCTCCGGATCGGATACCGGCATTTCGATTTGCTTCAATAGTTGTTAATATACTATTTAAGTCTGTCTGTAATTGAGCTTGTGCTTTTCCTTTATCTGTAGACGGATCCGGTGGATTATCGTGCAGTTCTGTTAACCTATCTTGTATGGCTTTCTCGTATTGAAACGCCCAGCCATATCTGTCGGAGCCACCTTCTACTATGTTAGCTGTCCAACCCTTTTCATCTCTCAGGGCGCGATAGCCACTTAGTAAAGCCTCGTTTACATTTTCTCTAGGTGTACCCATTATTAGCCTCTACATTGTACCATAGTTAAAGAAAGACAATAATTTATCAATTGGTTGTGGGATCAAAACAATGTCGCCTATCTTTAGATGTCCCTCGGTTGGCTTTTCGTTAAACCAGCCGATGATCCACCACAATTTAGAATCACCATAATAGCGAGCAGCCAATTTCCAATAATGATCGTCAGCTTTCCAAATGTGTACAGCAGAATTAAACTGCGTTCTAACCTGCTCAGTTAGCCGAGGCAACCGAGGGGTTCTATACTGACGGATAAACGGACGATCTCTTTTTTCAAGAAATTCTTCGTAAATCTCTTCACTATTATTAAATAAGTTTTCTGTTCCATGCCTTGGCATTGATTATCCTCTGATTACTATGTTAAGCCAAATACTTTGTTTAGTGTTGCGGCTTGTTGAGCGGCTGGTACGCCTTGGCTAGCTAATTCTGCTTTTAAGTCTGTTGCTGTGGCTATTTGTGCAATCGATGCATCTGACAGAGCTTTACCATTACCACCGGTAGAGATCTCGGCTTGGTTGTAAACTTCCTCAAGATCGGTTTTATAAAAATTGGCTCCACCAATCCATTTTTGTTCTCCTCCCACAGAGGAAAACCCAATTGGGACTTCGTGCAACACAACTAAATTTAAACTTACGCTGATTCTTTGTGGGATCATTTGCTTCTTTTTTCCATCGGAGTGAGTATGAATGTGAGCGGTCGATCCTAATTCAAATTTATCAAACGGACTAAATGAACACCCTTCCATAACACATAGCAGACCATCATCTCGATTGGGGTCTTGGTGTCGAATGTAGTTTGCAAATTTAACTCTGACTAATGGTGGGCGAGAGATTGATAATGCATTATCTGCTTGTTCATACACCGGGTACTGAAACGTCATAAGTTTGGAGACGCTGGCTAAAGAGTTGGCGCCGAGCGCGGCGGACTTACTAACTACATCAAATCCCATTTTTATTTTTCTTGTAGAATTTTGAAAAGTTTTTATAGGATCCATTCGGCCATAAACCGTTGTCTCAGAATAATTTGTAGAAATGTCGTCAGCAAAGTCCCTTAGAAGAAACGAATCAAAGTTGCACTGGTGTCCGGTTGCAACATGAGTAATCGTAAGTTCAAGGCCACCGACATCGACATCCGTGGCCTGTCTAATTTGGCCTGCTTGTGATGCATTAAATGCTATGTTAAACGGGTTTGATGACATTTATCGCGTCTCCATAAATAATTAGTTAGCCCTTCTGTAATCCTTGCTCAATCAGGCCGATAATACTTTCATACATGTCGCCGCGTTTACCACCGGCAAATCTTTCAACCTCTACCTTGTTAACAGCGGTAGAGAATTCTGTTCCGTCAATATTCAAGCTAACATTAATAACCGGTGCTGGGCCTTCGGCGGCTGTTCCCGCTGCGGGCGCTGCTGGTGCGACGGCTGTAGCTGCCAAGCCAACAGCAGCCAATGCGCTTCCTGCAACACCTGTCGCAACCGTTGTAGCTGTTAGAGCAACAGCTTTCACGGTATCTAATTCGTTAATCGACTCAACAATGTCTGCAATTGCAATTGCTGTTACCATCATGCTTTCTGCGAGGCCTGTTCCAAAATCACCTAGTGATGTTACCATTAGACTAAGACCTGCTGAGGCAATGCCAATGCCAAGGCCAACCATCATGATAGCAGCGGCGAAGGCAAGAATAAATGGTAGGACTGGGGCGAGCGAGAATCCGAAGACTGTAGCAGCTACTCCCATTGCTATGAAACCGGCTGCAACGAGGCCAAGAATGGTTATGAAGCCGGGTGAAGCAGCTTTGGTGTAAAAGACATAAGCCAAGCCTAGCACAGCAGTAAGAATGAGGCCGAAAACACCGAGTGCCATGTTGGCAGAAATACCCATCATTCTAAATGCCATAGCGGTGGCGAGTGTTGCGGCGCGTAAAATACCTTGACTCCGATAGAGCATGAAAGTTCTGACTACGGCAGCTTGGAGTCTAACACTTGTAACCGCCAAAATAAGATTATAGATACCTAAAGCTGTGTTGACTCCAAATTGCACAGTTTTATACACTATCAGTGCAGCGGTCAGCAAAGATGTAACAGCTTTGAATCTTGTAAGAAGATCTATAATATCTTTAGCTACCATTATGACAGGCTGCAACCCGATAACAAACGCTTTGGCTGTTTGGGTTAACTCTTCCAGAATGCTGTTAAAATTTTGACTCTGTAACTGTAATTCTTCAAGTTCTGCTGCTGTTTTTGGTGTCGGCATAACTCGGTCTAAAGAGCCTCGCATAAGCATAGCTAACTGAGCTTCGTTTAGGCCCATAGCACTTGCAAGAGCTTTTCTTTGGAAGAAGTCCATGCTATCAAAAGACGCACCAGCATCGTCTAGTGCATCCTTCAGTAGCTCCATTCTTCTAGCTGGATTTGTTTCGTTGACTAGCTCCAGAGTATTTAAGAATGGTCCTCCCAGCAGAGCGTTCAATTTTCCAACTGATTGAGCAGCAGTATCAAATTTATTAAACTGATCAGTTAGTGTAACAAGAGCCTGTAACTCCAAGCCTGTTGATTTTGCTTGTGCCGCAAGAGCTTTAAATGCATCAACACCCTCAGAGCCCAATGCTGCGATCTGTGGGCCAAACTGTTGGAAGTCGGATGCTATCTGTTGTCCTGAAACACCTAACTCTTGGGCAAATACCAACAACTCTCTTTGTAGTTCAACTGCGGCTGTGGTACCCATACCTAATGCATTTGTTGCAAACTGTATGTTTTGTGCTGTTGTCTCGTTTGCGACACCAAATTTTTGAAGCACGGCTGTTGTTTTTGCAACCTCTTTTTGTTGTGATGGAAGCAACTCTGTAAAATCAGTAAAGTTGTTAAATAAAGACTGGAGTGATTTCTGTGCGTCATCGGACGAGATACCAAAATTAAATAACTCGCGCTCGGTGGCTGCAATTTGAGAAGTGAATGTCCCGGCCTGACTGGTTGCGACATTAAATGAAACAGCGGCTTTATCTTGTGCAAGGGCCAATTGAAGTGAATTAAAGGCGATGGCTCCGAATGCGGCATCGGAATTAATTTGTTGGATGCTCTTGCCGATTCCAGCGAAGGCTGCAAGTGGATTTTGTAAGTTTAATCCAAACTTTGTGGCTGCGTCACTAAGGCCGAATGTAAGCTGAAGGACCGAATCTGTCTTGCTAGACATCTCCTCCATAACACCGAGATTTTCTTTATCTTGTACTAGTTTTCTTAGACCTAGCTGGTACGCCTCTTCATTGCCGGCTTCACGGAGCCTTTGTAGGCGTTCTTCCTCTTCTTGAAGCTTTATGAGTTCACGCCGAAACTCAAGCTTCCTCTTGTCGATACCCAACATAGAGTCGCCAGCTTTTTCAAGCTCTTTCACTAAAGCAAGTTGCTCATTGAGTTCGGCTAATTCTTCCTGTCTAGTTTTGTTTCTTTCTTCTAGAAGTCTAGCTAGCCTTTCTTCTAATTCTATGTCTCTATTAGTAGCCATCTAAAGTCTCCTACCTAAACGGCCACTTAACGCCTGTCTCTTTCTCAAACTTCTTTATAGCATTATTAAGTTTAGCTTTGTTTTTGTAAGTCGTTGGGTGATTCAAGCCATACTTTCTTGCAGAATCAATAAATTTCTTTTCTCCACCAATAGCTTTTGCAAACGCTGCAACATCACCCTGACTGCCTTTGATGGCCATTGGCAAGGATGTGCCACTAAAGACTGAATCTAACACAAGTTCGACCATTGCTCCAAACTGTTGTAGAAACATTTCATTCATGTTTTTAGATCTAAGTTCGTTAAAGTCAATAACAGTTTGAACTAATTCTTGTTCTTGCAAATTCTCTGGAAGAGTACGAGGAGGTGTTGGTGCCATGCCAATCGCGCCTGCGGCGGCGCGTGTTCGAGCTAATTCTACATATTCTTCTATCGCGTCAACCCTACCACGGACTTCATCGATAAACCGTGTCACATAATTACTCATTTCTTTATTTACATCTGTTGTGTTTTGTTCCATGAACATTTGCACAAGTCTATAAAGTTTAGGTGATTCGTCCTTAAGTTCGCTTGGTTTAAATGCTTCAGAAAGAAATCTGCCTAATCTACTAAGACGAAAACGATCAGGGAGATTAGTGTACAGCGGAGAGTCAGTAAGATCTGGCTCGTCGAGACCTAAGCCCTCTAATGTTTCTTCTGTCATCCGCATGATTTCATCCTCAGCCTGTGGTAGATCAATCACATACTTTTCTGCGTCTGCGTCAGTTGTGGTGACAGCGGCGGCGGCAACATTAATTGTTTTTACCGGGAACTCTTCTATAAATTCGTCTGCCAATGCTTCTATGGCTGTAATATTAAGAACCTTGCCCAAGGCAAACAATCTAAGAAGACCAAAAACTTCATCTGCCTCTGCGCCATACAGGTTCCCTATGGCCGCTGTCATAACCTTTAACTGATTTTTAAAGGAAGATCCAACATTTCTGAGGCCTCCGACGAAGCGGGCACCAGTCTGCTCGTTAACCATGTCATCTATCACCTCTGAAAGATCACCATTTAAATCAAACATCGTGTAGTTCTCCTCTATGTAAATAGTTTCGAGAAGCAAAAAGACCGGAAGACATTAGCGCCTTCCGGACTTAGAACTTTTTCTAGACTCTTCCACCTGTTGGTTTTCTTTTTCGATCTGTTCGTTCAGCCTATTAAGGAACCATCTTCTAATTGTAATTGGCAAACTGTATGCCTCTATAAAAGACCAGTTACCATGATATTTTAATAAGAAAATCTCTTCGTAGACATTCGCGATGTAATCATTACTTAGACCAAAAAAAGTCCACCGTTAAGGGGATGTCTACCTCCTTCTCGAACCCACAAGACTCACAAGAAAAATCTTGCTTCATGTCTAAACCGGGAACTACCTTTTGGTAGGCACCACGCAGATATCGAGAATCAAAGGCCGGTAGGTTGGCAATGACTTTATTAATTAATTTGAGTTCTGTCACTTCATTAACAGATACAATGATCTTTTTTAATTGATCGGTCAGGTTTGTTTCGATACCACGTTTCTGACCTTTTTGCATCTTGGCTGCAAGTTCATTCTCATCAGTACCAGTCAACAGACGAAGTTCAACTTCAAAACCTGTTCTTGGCAATTTAACAATAAACGTACCATCTTGTGTGGGACTGATGTCGTAATCACCTGTATCATCAAGAGTAATGTGCTCGACTTCTGATAAATCAAAAGTATTCTCTTCAACAGATGCACAAGCTGGGCATGTGACTTTTGTAGTGTACGAAGACCCAAAGCCGTTTATTCTACTAGCCACAAGGATTGCATTTTTGTCGCCTGATAACAGTGAACCAACATGAATACGCTTGTCCACAATAACATTCTGGAGCAAACGATCGATCGCCAAACCTTTCTTCAATAAAGACGGTGACGTAAGAATATCCTCATCTTTAGCAGTCATGTACCTAATTTCGACGCTCTCTTTATTATGAAGCGGGTGCGCTTCGGAATAGAATTTTCCTTTTGATGGAAGATCTACAATTTCTGTTGGGGTTGAAAAGTCCAACATTTGTTTATTATCGACTTCGGGCACAGCAGGCGTCGGATCTGCTGCGGCTGAAGTGCGCTTACTATTGTCTCTCATTATTACCTCTGGGTAAGATTGTTAGTTAAGATTTGTTGGCGCCAACCAGTTTTCGGCCGAGTGTCTCGCCTTCGCCGGGGTACCTTTGTAGGGTGGGGTCAAAGTCTTTAAAATATGAAAATGTGCGTTCGGCCATTTGGTCGTCATAGCCCTGATCTGGCTGCATCGCTTGGCCATCATGGCCGGTACCGCCTGCAATGTTAGCTCCTCGTCCGTGTGTTGTTACAAAGAAAGTATTAAAACCCCAAGTTATTGAGATCTCAACAAGTCCATCTTCATCATAAGAAAGTGATCCAAAATCAACCTCAAGCGGAAAAGCACCAATAAGTTCCCAAGTTTCCAGTGCGATGCCATTAGCATCTAGCTGTTGAAAGATCACGGCGCCTGTGCTTTTCCTTAACTCGTCTCCCTCAAACGTGTCAGAGTTATTTGCGCTTTGTGCCTTTGTATCGTTAAACCCGGCGCGACGAAACATACGAAGAAGTTTTCTTGTGGCATTTGGGTATGATGGGTCAACAAGAACCATCTTCAATGGTGTAACCACATCAGGAACATTGTTAAGTTGCATGATGGGTTGCGAAGGATTCTGTACGGTGGTTTCGTTTTGCGCCACGAAACCCATCTTTATTTTTGGTTTTTCAATAGACTTAGCGTACCAAATAAGAGTATCGTCGTTTGGATCGTCCTCGTACTTGTCGCCTTTGCCTTTCTGGCCAGAGTCTTCAAGGGCGAAACCTTCAATAAAGACCCTAAAGCGATGCTTCATCTTTGGCTCGTATGCCAAAGCACCCGGTGTACCTGCGGTCCAGAAGCCCCCTTTAGCCATTTATACCTCCCCGAAAGGAAACTTAGTTCCGAACATTGAAGGCGGTGACGCCATCAGAACCCTCGCGAACTGGCGAATCAAACTGAGCCCAGTCATAACGGAACTTGACTGAAACCTCGGTAAGATCTTCAGAGCCATAATCAAGCTCGCCAAATGTTACTTCTCTAATCCAAGCGTGCTTAAGGGTCCACTGTTCAAGAATGTTTCCATCCTCATCAATCTGTGCGATTCGAATATCATCTGCTGCGGTTTCTGTACCACCGCCAAACTGTGCAACCGCCTTAGCCTTGGAGGGAGTCGTAAACGCTCCATCCGAGTTAACACCGGCTGGAATAATGTAGCCGATACTATCCAAAGCAGCAGCCAAATCTCCTGCGAGATCTGGGTTAACAGGATCAACTAAAGTAACTGTAACCTCATTCCACTCTGTCCGTGCAGGCCAGTAGTAAGTGTGGTTTAAAAAGTTGTGTGTTGACTCTGAGAAACTGACCGAAGGCTTGTCGGCTTTCTTTGCATACCAAAGAACACCTGAAGCGCCAAACTCCACTCTAAATCGAAAAGCTCTTTTAGGATCTCTACCGGGGGTTTGAGTCCAAAATGTGCCTTGATCGCCACCTCTAATTGCCATGTTTTTAGTTCTCCTGTTATATCCTAACTAGTAAGTTGGGGAGAAAAATGACTCCCCCTTTTGATTTTTAGTCTTCGAACGAAGCTCCCGACCTAGTGATGATGAAGTCAATTGCAATGAATTCAACAGCACGGGTTGGCTTGATGAAGATCTTAGCGTACAGAATGTTTCTGTCAACCAGATCTGGAGTAGTAGTGGTTTCGTCAAGAACAACCTTGAAGTCGTCTACGCCGAACCGGACCCTGACATCAGTCAAGAAGTTATCTGCTCTGGTTTTGAAGCTGTTCCAAGTCGTTGTGACATTAGGCTGGAACAATGTCTGGCTTGCAATCAGAGAGATGCCTCTCTTGACAAAGATAAGCAGACGACGGACGTTGATGCGGTCAAGAGCCGAGCGATTAGCCTGAAGTGTCTTCTGGCCAAAGATAACGATACCCTCAGCAGGGAAGCTAGCGATCGGGTTAATGTTGACCTCGTACAGATCATCACGGTTCTTAGCAGTCAGTTTCTCCTCGACACCGATAACTGGCAGGCCACCTGCTCCCGCACTCAGGCCACCGCGACGGAAGCCTGCTGGTGCGAACCAGACATCTGCTGCCCTCTCGGTGTTAGCGAGAACACCAAGTGCTACGACGGAAGGAGGAACATCAACTATGATACCACCATTAAGATCGTCGCGGATCTTAACGAATGGATAGTAAGCTGCACCGTAAGAGTTGTTAAGGTTCCGATTCTTCATGTTGTTGACAACTGTTAGAACATCACCCTTTCTATCGATAGCTTTCTTTTGTGTAGAAACATCATCTGCGCGAGGCTTAAAGCCACCCTTCACATCAATAATTCCTAGAGCATCCCCACGATCTTCACAGGCATCGATGAGTGCTTTAGTTAGACTTTCATTAGTGATGCCGGGAATGGTAGCGATGTTTAGCTCAAGACTATCTTTATCAGAGATCTGATCAATAGCTCGCTTGATAGTGTAGAATGCATAGTTTTGCTCTTCTACCTCGCTATTGTCATCGAGACGTGAGTTACGGAATGGATCACGTTCTGTGATGTCGAGACCATCATGGGCACCCCACATCGGAGAGATAAAGCGGTTAATTCCACTCTCAAGAACATTTTCAAAGCGTGCTGCTCCATCACCAATTGAGTTAGAAGCATTCCAAGAAACACCAGCTTTCATCGAACCAGACTGCCAGTAGACAGAGGAAATGTTACGAGCAGGGGTTGAATTGCTGAAACCAGTTGCTTTGTTAATTCTAACCTCATCGAGAGTGAAGACCCATTGACGATCAAGCGAAGCAGTTGTACCCACACCTAGTGGCAAGCCATTGTTTGTGTTTGCATTACCAAAGTCATCTGCCCACTGGCCATCAGAAACAATGTTGTAACCAAACATCTTTAGGTGATCAGAGTAGCCGGGATCAAAAACAG